AGTAATTGTGAACTACGAGTCCAGCCAACACGAGTACCACAATCACTTCCGTTTTCCTCTTTCCACTTTCTCGCTTTTTTTGCATTATTAGTAGCTGACTTTGGGTAGTCATTGTAAGTTTCTAACTCAATACTTATTGATTCTAATTTTTCTAATAACTCCTCGTATTTCATAATTTAATTGTTATTTTAAAAAATCCTATTTCTATTGTATATTTTCCTATTTTGAATTTCATTATTTCCCTATTGGATTATCTGCAACAGGTATTGTGCAAGTTTGAAAGTCATTCTGAACTACTATGCCTATTGAGAACACAAAGCCTGTTAAAAGATTGTCAAAGCGTTCTTGAAAAGGCTCTAAAGTATATTCACCTTCTGTAAAATAAACAGGGGCATCAATATCTAGTTCCCCTGCTCCTTGCCATTTACTATGTCGCATCATTCCTATAATGTCGGTGCAAATTTGTAAACAACTTGACATAACCTCTTGCTCATTGCTTAGATAATTTGCTGACTGTATGTTAGCTTCTGTCCAATTCTCTTTTTCCGTTACAGCATCCATAACAAATAGTTGAAAATTATAGGTCAGAGTAGATTGCCCTGTTTCTACATTTACGGGATTGATATGAAACAAAGGAAACAAAGTATTTTTAGCAAGATCAATTTTCCAAATATCCCCTGTTGTTGTAGTTGCTATTTGTTCATGCTCAACACCTAATTGTTTTAAGGTGTCTATTGCATTGTTAAATGTCTTATTTGCTATCATGTCTTTGTACTTTGTTTTGTGTTTCTAAATCTGTTTCATAGCTTAACCAAGTAAATGCTTCTAATAAGTTAAGCTTTGTTATCTTTTCTAACTTTGAAATGTCTGCATTGCATAATCTATACATTATTCCAAAATATCCCCATTTTTCTGCAAAGGTTTCAGATGCAATTGCTTTTTCATTTCCTTCTGGCGTTCCTTCAAAGATAATTCGGTAGTCATTAATAACTCTTTCCCTAAATGATAAAAAAAAACCAGTGCATTTTGCACTTGAACTGCTGACATCTTTTTCATTTTCTCCGCCCTTAACTTTATATTACCATCATACGCCTTAATAGTGTACAGATCACCCTCCCTTTCAATTATCGGTCTATAAAGAATAGCCATTATTTCAGGCAAGTAGTCTTCAATCCCTAACTTTATAAACTGCTCTAAATCTGCATATTCACCTAAAGTGATAGCTTCTAAATCAGGATGAAAGCCATACTCCTTTCCCTGCACCTTTATTATCTTTTTCAAAGAACTATCTGTTTCTGCTTGTAGCTCTGCTAATCTATCCATTATCACCACCACATCCCTTAAAGCCAATTGACTTACCAAATCTTTAGGAATATTAGATAAGGCTGTGATAGTTATTAATGCTTCATCAGTCTTTGCTTCTTCTTTAAAATTTACTAGCTTTATCCATTTTTCAAGCGTAACATCCTCCCATTTGCTAATTAATTTAAACTCTTTTTCTTTACCCTTCTTCTTAATCTTCACTTTCATATATTATATAATAGAAATTTATTAAAAATAGTTTATTGTTTCATTTATTCTTATATATTTGCCACGCTTTTCATTATCTTGTTTTAAAAGGGGTTAAGATTTTTGTTCTTGCCCCTTTTTTTATTGCACAAAATACTTCCCTGCATTAGGATTATCTAAATGGTATATTATACAATATCTTGCAGAATCTATTGCATGGTTATATGAATCATGATATAATTTAGAACCCTTATCTGCATACACATAATTATTCAGCTCCTTTGCTATGTTAGTTGATTCAGGGGTTATCACTAATTCAAAATCTTGCATACGAGTTATACCGCTTTCAATAGTTCCTTTTTTAACTGGCTTGATATTAACTCCTAAATGCCTAAGATCCGCAATCAGTCTTGGTTCGGCACTATCAGCAATTATAAGTTTATCACCTACTTTATCTAAAACAATCTGAGCAAGTTCTTGTGATTTTAATCCATTTTTATAGATATGCTCTTTTAAATAAATCTTTCTTTTCTTTTTATCAATAGCAACTTCAGTTAAACTATCAGGGTCTACACTAAAGCCAAAGTCCATTCCACAAGATGTTTGAAGTCCATCAGGATTAAATTCACCAATACTCCAATTCTCAAAGACCACTCCTTCGGCTTTATCTAACCAGCCACCAAGAATCTTATGCTGGTACTTTTTAAAGTTATTATGTTTTATGCTCTTAATACGGTCTAGGAAGCTCTTAGAGAGATTATCTTTGTTGTCTAGGTATGTACTATGGATATAACATATATTGTCTTTAATGCCATTAAAACCCCCTTCTACGCCTTTGCTCTGAAAGAACCTATCATAAATCCAATGCTCCTTCGTAACAGGATTCAATATAAGTATGATCCTATTCTGTATATCCTTTTCTCTAATACTTAAATCAATAGTATCAAATATATCTTCATCAATAAGTTCTTCGGCTTCATCTAATACCCAACAACTTATTCCTTGCAAAGACTTTAAACTGGCTGTTTGATTTCCTGCTGAAGTTCTAATACCTCTAAATAGAATGTCTGATTGATTGCTTGTGTTTAATACTTCTGCTTTGTTAATACTAAAGACATCTTCAAATCCTAGTAGTCCTATCTTTTCTAAGAATTCAGGAATGATTGATAAATGAGCTGATGTCATTGTAAACCTTGTAAACAATATCCTTATTCCTTTAGTCATTGTAAGTAAAGTAAGAAATACTGTGACAGCAAAAGATTTACCTGATCCCCTACCGCCTGTTATTATAAAATAACGAGCATCTGATTCAAATAGCGGATTATATTTTTTATTCAGTATCAGTTTCAACAAATGTTATAACAGGCATATTAATAGCTTTATCGCCTGACGTTATATCTACTCTATTTGTTTCGTTCCAACCAAGTCGTGTCTTAGCTGCGTGTATAACAACTGAAGGCACTTTGTCTTTTACACATTCATAATACTTTGACTTAATAAAGTCTTTTTGTATGTTTTCTATTTCTTCTACTTTTGCTTTAAATTCTTCATCTTCTTTTAACCACTTATAGAAGTTTGTTCTTGATAAATCACAAACCTTTAATGCTGTAGTTATTACTCCTAGTGAACTTTCTAATGCTTTTAGTAATCTCTCTTTGTTAATCTTTGTTCTATTTTGTTCCATTATTTCTTATTGGTTCATTAGTAAAAGGGATGTCTTCAGGGTAAGCATCCCATCTGATATTATTTCTTTTTCCTTTTATTATTTTAGGGGATAAGTTCTTATGTGTTATTTTATGATGTAAACGCCCTCCATTTTTCTTTTGCTTTTCAGCATAACATAAACTCGGAAATTGTATGGGTATTATTAAAGACTTATTTAATAATTTGCATTCATTATATAAATCAGTTAACCCTCCTTCTGCTGTTGCTGAACTCATTGGATTAAGAGCAAGTCCTGTTCCTAAACTACCTGTAAAATATCCTTCATTCATTATACCTACAAATTGACTCGTATCATTATCTTGCACACCCCTTTCCCCTCTATATATAAAAGCAGTATTATAAAAAGTTGTATTCATAACTTTGTTTCTTAAAATTCTATTGTCAGGAACTGTAAACATATCCCCCGTTTGACTTAACCCAAAAAGTCCTATTTTTCTTTTTAACATAAATTCCTTAACCCCTTCAAATACATTTAAAAAATCTTGCAATGCTGCCCCTCTTGTATAAACAGCAAAAGGTTTTATTTCATATTGATTAGTGTCGTCATCAATTACTAAATAAAAATCAATACCTAATTCTTTAGCAAAGTCATAAAACATATTCCTTGCTTGACCTGCCGACCTTCTTGATCTACTAGCACGATGCACATAATCAAACCTCTCTCGTGCTTCTTGCATATTAAAAATATGTAAATTGCACCCCATCAATCTTGTGACTTCTTTATATTCTAATATATCATCAGTAGCATCATCAATAAAAACGTGTATGTTTTTTGCTTCATATCCTTTTTTAATAAAATATCTTGCTGTCTTTATATTGTTAGGTCTATGATAACTTGGAATGAAAATATCTATCATGATTTATCGTTTTAAATCTTCATCCGTAAATGCTAAAATCTTCAACAAATCATCTTCAACAAATCCATCTATTCCATCATCCACTAAAACCAACCTTAATCTTTCTATTGCTTTTTGCTCTTCCTCACTTGCATTAAATTCATAATAATTAGCCACGCTTTCAAAATCTATTTTTATAAATCTATATGCAAAAATCTTTAATACCTCTTTTTGTTCTTTCGTTAAACTGTAATCCTCCAATGCTTTTATCTTTTCCTTGTATTTTTTTAGATTGATACAGTCTTTTAGTTGTATATGAGGAATTTCTTCGGGCTCATAATACATAGACTTATATTCTAACTTAGACAATAATTCAGTATTTTTAACACTAGGCACGTTGACACCCCATTCCATCAATTCTAATACATTCCATTCATTAGCTAATATATCCCAATCCCATTCACCGAAGCCTACATTGTCCTTAACGATAAACTCTTTCTTTTGTTCTTCACTAAGTCCTTCTGCTATTTCTATCCATACGTCTTTTAGACCTGCATCTTGACTCGCTTTTAATCTCATGTTGCCACCAAGCACTATCATATCTTCATCAACTACAATAGGTCTTAACTTTAACATCTCAGGGAACTCCCTAATAGACTTAACTAACTTCTTGAATTTATCATTCTTAATTATTCGAGGATTGCTTGGGTTTCCTTTGATCTCTCTTTCA